GCCATAAAAGCGATCAGAAGTATTTTTCGACTGTGACTATTCAGAGGAATCTGACTCGCGTGAAGTGTCCGTATGCTCACGTTTTTGGCCCCGGGAGTCATCCGGTTAAAATTGGTCTTATTCATTATAATATCTATTTAGATTTAAATTTTAAGAAACTTCTTGCTGACCCAAGCACGGTCGGCCTTGTAGATCTTGGAGGCCCGGGGGAGGGTCCGCTTGGTCAGGGTGCTAATGGCTTGCAGACGGCGCGATACAGACAGAGGACTCTCGTGACCCTTGCTGATAGCCTTGAGGAGAGCGCGGTGGCGCGTCGTGGACGATTCGACCGGGTGATATCCGTAGCGGGTCAACATACCGCCCTTGAGGGGGCCGATGAGTTTACGACTCTTTCCGGCCGCACCGACATCCGGAATGGCCACGGACTTTACGCGGGTCATACCGGCCGGCCGGACGTAGGAATATCCTTTGCGCGTCTTGCTCGCCTTAACCTTGATGACCTTTCGGGTCCGGCGCTGCACATATTCGGAACGCATGATCGAACGCATTGTTAATTATTACTGAGAAAATAGTGAGGCCTGCTCGTATCCCTTTAAAAATATTTTCAACTTGTCTTCACTGGTCGCACTGAAATTAAACACTTCGTCAGGTAATAAATTTAACTTAATAGCTGGGAAATCATATGAGCGCCTCATTTTCATAGTAGAATAAATAATACTCATCGCGTAATTCTTGAGATTTTTGATATCATTCAGTAAAAAACTTTCGGTTCCGACATGTATAATAAGAACATCACTGTGCCCAAGAAATGGCGCCCCGGGAACTTCTTCTTCGGAACTTCCATCTATATATCTCCACCCGTCTTTCAATTTTACACTAGAAAACAAAAAAGGAATGGCGATCGAAGCACTGACCGCATCCAGAATACTCATAGCGGGCGAAGAATCTACAGAAAAATAGACAGTCTTCATAAGATTAACACAAAATGTGCTCACATGAAGCTTTATCCTGAATTTTTCATAGAGTTCTTGAAATGTCACATCATCTTTCCCAATGAATTTATTACATGAATCAGATAGTATGTCCCGGACTTTTTGATTTGACACGAGGCCGTAGTCACTAAAGAGAATTTTAAGATTCGGTTTCATAAATTTATCTACTTTAACTTCCATTGCGTAATCAAGGACTTTTATAGTGTCACCCTTGGCCAGGCAATAAAGAAAGCCCGCGAGACTTCCGGCCGATGAACACGAAATTTCTTCGAGATCATCGAGGTGCCCATCCTTTTTAAATTTTGAGAGAACTCCCAGATATGCGAACATGGCCATCGCACCTGGACCGATCACAAGGCGTTTCATTGCTCCTATTTATTAGAAAAAATCAGGCATACTTGAGCGAACCGTTGCCCATGCGATCGAGTAGATAAAAGTGTGGACCAGGACCGGGACCGCCTTATCAGAGACTGGTGGAAAGGTTGTGATAGTCCCTGGGAGAAGGAGCCAGAAAAGTATACCGGCCGCTATCAGGTCCGACCGAGACATTGTGAATTTAAAACCAAAATTGATAATGGCCCAATAGAGAATGACAAATAATGAAATATGGATTATCGGATCCAGGTTAAGAATAAGTCCCGGGGTCAAAAGCCCAAAGAGTATCGTCGGAACCAGGACCTTGGGTCCGGTTATATCGATCATCATTACTATACAATTTCAAAATTATTAGACCAAGTTATGAAGTTCTCTATGCCAACTCGCTCTGAAATAACCTTGATTGGACAAATCTCACTCCAGAGCTTCTCTTGGACCCGAGTGGCTTTTTGAGAAGAATACCACTTGGAGGGATCCATGACCAGATCTACAAACTTTGGATAAGTCGCACTCGACTCGATATAATTTGTGTCCAAATAGGACCGTATCACCATCCAGCCGTTGAGAAGTTCTTGCGAATACAAGTCCTGCCAATCAGCTGGATGAAGATCATCGGGGACCTCGGCTTCATCATCCGAGTCCCATACCTGCTCATATACATAGGCATCACGAGAATACTCGTCGTTGATACCCATTTACTTTATTAATATAGGTCTCAAGCCTTTAACCCAGTGACAGAGACGCTCGAGACCTCCTTCGTGGGGGCCGCGTCTTGGATCGCCTGAATGGCCCCATCGACCTGGGCCTCGTTTCCGCCAAAGAAGTCCGAAAGACCCTTGCGAATCACGTCCTTTGTGATAGAGCCCCTGACGGTCTTGTTTTTTAAATTTACCTTTATCTTATCCTGGACTTTTACGGTGTCTATCTCGTTCTGGGCCATGTGACGAGTCACGAACCCGCGAAGTTCTTTCTCGCGCTGATTTAGAACTTTAAGATCTTGGCGGGCCGAGGAAAGCTGTGTCTTGAGTGTTATCCACTCGGTCATTGCGGATTTGAACTCCATTCTATTGTTTTAATAGGAAAAAGAACTTAAGAATACTCGCGATCAATCTCGAAGCGAGGGCGCATGGTGTCGGGCGGGATCGTGCTGAGGTTGAAGATGGACACGGGCGTGCGGGGATTGGGCGGCTCTGAGCGCTCGGACTGGTTGGCGTTGCGCAGAACGCCCCCGAGAGTCTCCGGATAACCGAGCTGGGACCGGGGATCCAGATAGCTCTGGGCACTGAGAATCTTCTCGGGGCTGAACTGACCAAAGTCCTCGGAAGTTGCTACGTCACGAGGAATAAGACTCGCAGATGAAACGGCCCCTGGGTCAAAGGTGCTCAGACCCATGGTCGCGGGCGCTCCCACAGCCTGACCACCGTAGCCAGTCACTGCGGCGCTCGAGGATGCCGAAGGGCGCCGGGTCAGAAGCAGAAAAATTATTATTGCCAGAAGGGCCAAGATGACCAGACCCTTGCGATTCATTTATTATTAGTTGCTAATATTTTTTTAGTCAAGATAGTCTGCTGGGTCGTCCTCCTCCTCGGGCTCATCCGTAAACATATAGTCCAGGGCCGCCTGGACTTTGGGCTGACCCCGAATTCGGATCTGCAGAACGCGCCATACCGGACCGAAAGACTTTTTCAGAAACCAAAGTCCTGAGAGTTCGAGAAAAACATCGCACTTTGTGCCTGGTGCAATAGCATCCAGAGAGATGGGATTCTTCTGGGTATCGAACGCGGTCGTGATCGTCTGACCCTTGACGGTCGCGAGACTTGCACCAATGAGCCCATCCGTTACGCTCTCCTGAAATGCACCGGTGATTGTATCGTCCGAAAGCTCCTTGCCGAACCACTCAACCTTTGAGCCCTTGGCCTTCTCCAGAATGTTTGCATCGACTTCACCAAAGAGACCAAGACCCTCTGGGATCTTGAAATTCGCCGTCTTGGTCTCGAGGGGGTCCTGGAGAATCAGGCCGTTGACCTGATGGCGCGATCCTGAAATTTTAAGAAAGTAACGTCCGTCCGGAAGCTTCGTTGGCTTGGCATACTCCATCTCTGTATATTATCTAATAAAATCTTCTTTAACTTTAGGAATGGGTAAATGCAATTCAAATTTCGTCCTGAATGATTGCATGTGTCTTACTGATCCAATGGACGTCTACTCGACCGTCTGTGGATATATATCAAAAATAGACGGTCAAATGTATCCTTGTGATTCAGGGTGCTGTGTGCCTTCCTGTAAAAACACAGATCAAATTGTCACTCGTCTTGAAGCCTTTCCGAAATTGGCTTCATTTCTTCCTATGGATACTTCTCTTGCCGTTGAAGCTCCGGTCGCCGAGACCCCGGTCCCTTCCAAGTCGACCCCCTTTCCTTACTGGACTTTGTTGTTGATGTCATTATTTTTGGCTATCGTGTTTCTAGGCTTAAAGATACCCAGCTCGTAGAGAGTAGAAAATGGCTTCCCTTGATTCCCTGTTTACCGCGATCCAGGCTATCGACAAGGAGCTGCGCGCACTTCACAAGGATGTTCGCAAGATTCGTCAGCACAACGAGGACCCGACCGGCGAGAAGCGTGCAGCTAAGGCCCAGAACAATGGATTCAACAAGCCTCAGGTCGTTACCGAGGATCTTCGCAGTTTCCTGGGCCTGGCCGAGGGCGAGAAGGTGTCTCGCTCTCAGGTGAACAAGCTTCTGAATCAGTATTACGAGGCGAATGGTCTCAAGAATGGTCAGAACATTTCACTGAACGAGCCCCTGAAGGCACTCCTGCAGGTGCCTGAGGGAACGCAGCTGACCTTCCTGAATATGCAGAAGTATATCAACAAGCATTACGTGAAGCCGGTTGCGGACCCCGTAGAGGCCGCCGCGGCTCCCGTGGAGACTTCTCCCGCCGAGCCCAAGGTGAAGAAGTCGCGGCCCAAGGTTGTCAAGACTTAAAATATTAAAACTTGGTAACACATAATGGAGCTTACACCCGCTCCCAAAATATCCCGAGATGTTATACATAACTTGATCGGAACAAAAATCAAAAATATAGAATTGTATCAGCGGGCTTTCACACACAAAAGCGCGCTGAAGCGATATACCGGTCTGGACGGGTCCTATGAGACTCTCGAATTTATGGGCGACTCGGTCTTGGGTTTTGTAATTACGAAACACTTGTTCGATCGTCACGAAAAACAACAAGAGGGCTTTTTGACAAAGGCCCGCACGAAGATGGTCAGGGGCCGAACTCTTTGTGAAATTTCAAAGGTTCTCGGACTCGATAAACTCATTCTTATGGATGAGAAGGGTTAGCGAAATGGGTGGAACACAAATGAGCACATTATGGAAGATGTCTTCGAGGCGCTCGTCGGTGCTATATACTTGGATCTCGGTATGGTTCACGCAAAAAAATTTATTCTCGATTCATTCACCAAGGTGACGACATCTCTCGTAGATGACAATTACAAGGACCAATTGATGCGATGGTGCCAGGCTCTCAAATATCCCTTGCCCGAGTATCGCGTAGACGGTCAAGTGAATGGTCAATTTTTCATAACGGTCGTGGTTGACACTATGGAGTGCGGTTCTGGATTTGCTACGACCAAAAAACAGGCTGAACAAAATGCGGCTGAAATATTGCTTAAGACGGATCCTCGTTTCAAGAATAAAAGCATTCCGGTCAATGCAGGAAGCAAACGTGAAACGAGTTCGTGAACTTATTGATGCAGTATATGCTGAACAGAGAAGTGAAGAGTGGCTGGCCCTTCGCGAGCAGATGATTACCGCGAGCGACGTGGCGAGTGCCATAGG